TTTGCATTAGGAACCTCAAACTTAAAGTGGTCTCTAAGTTCGTATTCTATATGAGGTTCAGTATTAATCTTTAAAAATACTTCGTTTGATTTAGATATAACAAGATTGGCTGATGTATCAATCACATGAGTCCATTCATCTACTAATATTTATTACATATTTTCAAACTTGTATTCTAATATCATTCTATACAAAGAATCTCTTAAATACCAAAGATGTTCTTGCTCCATTGGATGTCTTGCAGGAGAACCTTCCCAATTTTCAATTCTTTTCAAAACACAGTGATGTAATAGACGAATGTCTTCTATGGTCAAACTAACTGTGTAATCAAACTCTTGACTTGGTTCGAACTCCTCGTTCATTATCCTAATCCTGCGTTGAATCTCATAAACTCAATAGCATTTTTAATTTGATAAGTTCTATTAGTTATCTGTTTTAAAATACTCTCAACATATACTAATATCGTATCGTAATAATCAATTTTTAAACATACTGTAGAAAGTTTTTCGTCTGCATCAAGATACTTTTGCATTGTATCTTTATCTCTAATTTTTTTAGGGAAAGGATTTTCTATGTATACATCAGGATCAGATTTACCACTGAAGTATTCGTATCGTTCATGTCTTATATTTTTTCTTTGCTGTTCTGCTTTTTTTCTTAGAAGAAAAGTAGTATTATAAAGTTCAAAGTATTTTGCATGTAGAGATGGGATTCCTAAAGATTCTTCATGTAGATTGTCTCTATCAATTTTTGAATCTTCTTCCCACATCTCTTGAAGTTTATCAAGATCGATCATAAAGTGTTTCCGGACATATCCTGCATATCGTAGATAGTATACTTGAAACTTACGTCTGCTGTAAAGTACTCAATATCTGTATCAGTTGCATCGAAAGTAATAGTTGATAAGGAATATGGAAATACATCTTTAAACATCACCTGAAATTTTGGAATTAAACTATTGCTTAGTATTTGTAGTGTAGCATCAGAATAAATGTTTTCACCTCTTTTAGCAAAATTTCCAATTATTTTTCCTGATTTATCTAAGTCACTTAATTGACTTAATTTTTCAGGATAACCAAGTCCTCTTATCCAATTTTGAATCTCCATGTAATTAAAGAGATCTTCATCAACTAAGAATCTAAGAGTTAAATCACCAAAAACAATCTTATCTCCGGGGATATCAATATCCTTCAGATAACTTGTTTGTTGAGCAATACCTAGATCTAGTGAAGGAATATTTGCTTGATTACAGAAAAAAGCAGCAGCAGGACTTCTCTTTAATGCAAACTTAAAACCAGTTGGTGATAAGAAATTTCTATTTTCAATGGGAGTTCCAGGTCTTTCTGCTGGTTTTTTTCTAGTTGCCATTACTCACTAACTACTGTTGAATTTGCAAAATGCTTAGGTGCATATGTTACTCCATTCATAGTAACGGTAGTTGCTTTTACAGCATCTGCACCAGATTTTGCCGAATAGATTTTTCTATCAGCATAATTTTCTGACCAGGTGTTATCACCTTTATAATATACATCACCAATCGTGGGATTCATGACACTATTTGTTTTGATATGATAGGGCATGTTACTTAGTTCTCTACATCCTTATTTAGAGACAAAAAAAAACCTCCCGAAGGAGGTCTTGAAAAATATGTATCCGATGGATCACATGAGGTTCTTAACAGTAACTCTTCTGTAGTAACGGTTGCTGTTAACACGGAGACGACCTCCTCCAGCAGTGGTTCCTTCAGCAAATGGGTTTGCGACCATGCCGTAGCGGGTCTTAAAGCCAATTTTAGGCTGGAAGGTGTTCTCTCCAACTGCACGAACCATCTGAAGAGGAACGTATGGGCAGTAGAATAGACCTGCGTCATAAGGTGAAGAACCCTTATAACCAACAACGTAGTACTGGTTAGCTTGAACGTTTGCCGAATATGGGTCAATGTAGACTCTGTACTTACCTTGCAGGATACCTGCGAAAGTATTACCAGTGTCATCAACGTTAAGGTTTGCATTGAGTGCAGGGGTGTAATCAAGCACACCAGCCATGGTCAATGCAGAGGCAACATCTGCGGAACACAGAATCATGTTGCCCTTTCCGCGACGAGTTCTTTGTGCGATTGCGTTCGCATCTCTCTCGATTTGGAATAGAAGTCCTTTGAACTTCTCAACGGACCAACGACCATTAGAGTCGATGTCAAGGTCAAACTCACCAGCAGTTGCAGTGTTAGCACGCGCCCCTGGTTCAGCAATCTTGTAGATTGTTCTGATAACTTCTCTGTTGATTTCCGCAAGGATTTCGGTAGAGAGGATGTTTGCGAGTTCAGCCTCGGCATTCAAACCATGAATTGCCTTAAGGTCTTGTGCCAGTTCCAAGGAGTACTCTGCTTTCAGAGCTCTTGATTTGGCGGTTACAGTGACTTTCTCAATCGAGAATGCCATCTGGTTGAATGCTGTATCACCAGTTCCACTCAGTGCTTCAGACTGAGCAGTGGTCATGCCCTGACCGACATCATATACGGTCGAAGATGCTGTACCAGTTGGGTTCAGAGCAGCAGGGTTGCTTCCTGCATGTTGCTGGGTAGTACCCAAACCAGCATTAGGATCAGAGTTTGTTGGCTGTAGGTTTCTACCTACGTTCTGTCCAGAGAACGAGGTATCTGCTTCGTCGTAGAATGCCTCGTTGGCGTTTGCCTGTGAGGTGTACTTCGAACGCATTGCGAAGATGAGTCCAGTAGGTCCGGACATTGGTTGCACACCTGCGAGGTCATATGCGACCAAGTTGGGCATTGAGCGTCTGATCAAGGAGATCAATACGGGGTCGAAACCAGCGACGGGTGATACACCGGATCCAGAGAAACCGGCGTTGCCAGTTCCAGAGGGGTCGGTATTTACGTTTGGTTGCTCAGACAGGAATGAACCTGACGTTGCAAAAGCTTGTTGTTCTCTAAGGAACTTTTCTTGGTTTTCTAACAGGACTGCGGTTACTGCTCTCTTGTGATTGTCTTTGATTGAATCAAGACCCTCATGATTGAGGAGAGGTGCCCACTTTTCCTGCAGATGTTCTGATTGGAACATTTGCTGTTACCTAATAAGTTTACGGTTTGATTTTAATGTTAAATTCAGTTATTTTTGCTAAAAGAACCCAAGGTTCTCATGTATGCAGCCATTGAATCTGATACTGCATTAGCACCAGAGTTGTCTACACCTTCAGAGAGGGTTTCAGTTCTAGCACTGGAAGACTCATTCTTAGAGTTAAAATACGACTCTTTGAGTGTTTCCAGTTTGCCACGATATTGTTCTTCACTTTCAAACTCTACACTTTCGGAAAGTGAGGCGAGCTTCTCTTTCTGAGTAGACGCTAGTCCTTCAGAAACTCGATCCAAGACACTCTCAGCAACCGACTCTGCGAGGCGGCCATTGAGTGTGATATTCTTTTCGATCTGCTCGTTGAGTTTTGTCTCCATATCATCAAGTTTTTCTACCATGCTTTCCAGCACATCATATTTGTCTTCAGGGATAGTTACATAATGTTCTTCAAAAAGACCCTTCATTCCAGCAAGGAATGATTCAGTCATTTCGGTCTTAAGACCAGATTCAACTGCGAGTGAGTTCTCTTCAAACCACTCGTCAGAAACATACTCAAGATAAGAATCAACTCTTTCTGCGAGTGATTCTTTAGCAGCAGCAACTTCTTCTGCAAATTTCTCTGCATTTTGTGCTTCTAATTGCTCTCTAATTTGAGCAACTTTAGCATTGATTGCTGCTTCAAAGATTGTACGTGCTTTTTCTTGGAATTCTTCGGAAAGTTCTTCACCAGCGATCAAAGCATTGATGTCTTCTTGAACATCATACTCAGCAACAACCTCATCAGTAGTTACTTCTTCTTCAGAAACAACTTCATCTTTGGCAGTTTCTGCTTCAGCAACAACTTCATCAGTAGTTGCTTCTTCTTCTTCGATGGTTTCTTCAGAGGAAACTTCTTCCTCTTCCTTCATGCCCTTCATGGCATCAGCAGATTTTGCACCTTTGTTAACTACATCCTTAACTTGCTTAAGGCTGCCACCTGGAGTTTTTAACTTTGCTGAGTCGTCATCAACCTTATAATTTTCTGGTGTAGGACCACCCAAATCTTCATAGGAGGCAGGTGTGCCACCAGTAGTAAGTTTGGGCATAGGATCAGCAGGTTTTGCTCCAGCATTAACAGCGGTGCGGGATTGCTGTGTCTTTACTTCCATTTCTTGTAAATCTCCACGAGACATGTGAACTCTCCGTTTTTTTCCGTATTAAAACTATATTTATTTATAAAACTAAAGATTAGATAAGAAGTTATTCCATAACTCTATCTTATGTTCTTCTAATTTTTTCTGATATACTAAATTGTTAATTGTATTTTTGGTCTGTTCTGCATACTTCTCACGAAGAAGTCCACCGTCCCAAACCCACTCTTTTCCTTCCATAATCCCCTCAACAAAAGCGTCTGGAGCAGAAGGATCAGCAACGATATCAGCAGCAGTTGCTAACATAAAATCGTCACCGACAATGTTAACACCCTCACGGGTCTGCTTTAATGAACCAATACCTCTGGAAGAAACACCAAGTTTTACTCCGTCTTCAACTAAAGCAGAAGCAATCTTACCCATAGGGGTATTCAAAATCTTTGCTTTACCAATGAAGTTTGAACCACTTTCTCTAAGTGATACAATTTTATGAGAAACTCTGTCGAGGTTTACAGTAGGACCATCAGGGTGTCCAAGTTCTCCAAGTGCTCTACCAGAATTAACATTTGACTCATTATATCGAGCAACTTCCTTGCGAAGAGTTTCCATAGGATACATACGACCATTACGGTTTTTGATGTTACCCTGAAGGAAAACTCCCTCAATATATAATGATTTCTTGCCAGACTTAGTAGTCTCAACTAGAAACTTTACTGATTCGATTTCTTCTCTAATAAGTTTCATCAGGATGCTCCTCCGCTTGATTGTACTTGTTGATAATGAATTTTTCCATTTCCGTCACCCATTGCGGCAACCATAAAGGAACCTCTCAATGTTGCATCTCCAATCACATTGGTATGTGCATAACCAACACCATAGTCATGATCTATAGTAATTCTTGTGCTAAAGAATCCACCAACACCAGCAGTATCATTAACTGAAGTAACAATCTTATGAGTAAAATTAAGATAACTTTGCCCTGTTACGGATAGTGTAGCAGCATCTCCTACATTAAAAGGAGATCCAGTTCCTTCAGCAAAATCAATAATAGTGTTTGTTCCCGTAGTTGAAACCCCTACAACTTTATTTGATTGTACTGATCCTAAAGAAATAACTTCAGATTCACCTGCATGTACATAATAATTTCTTGCTGATGCTGTTGGAAAAGTTCCAATAGCAATATGTGCTCCAGCAGTGACTGCAACAACTCTCAAAGAGTCTGTCTGTTGGGGTGTTTTTTCATAACCCCGAAAATTTGCACTAGTGATCGGAAAAGATGAATTTAATCCTACTGGTTTATGTCCCATTATCCCTTAAAGTTCATTTATAATAGTTATTTATAAATTAAACACCATCTACAGTTTCTGGTGCTTCGTCCTCAACTTCGATTTGATCCTCCCCAGAAAATGTAGAATTTGCTACTAAAGGACGGAATGCATCTACTCTCTCTGCAGATTTTGCATAAAGAACATCTTTAATAGCATCACTAATTTGAGATGGTGACTCATCCGCAATGATCATATCTAAAAGGTCATCCATTTTTAATTGTATATTAAACGACTAGGTATATTTATATCTCACCACCCTTAGGCATTTCTATGGGTTCTGCAGAAGATGCATCAATTTCAGGTTCCATTTGAGGTTTTCCTAAATCCATACTTGCTGCATCTAAAGGTTGTCCCGTTTGTGGATCAACTGGCACACTAGGATCTAGAATTACACCATCTTTGATTTCTTTTTCAATTAGTTTGTCTTGCTCAAGAATTTCCATATCAGTTTGACGCAGAATATGACGACGAACATAATCTTGCGAATAGTATTTGCCAACATATGGTTCTGCAGTTGCAACAAGAGCAAGTCTCTCGTTCATTAATTCTGCTTCTTTCAGTTCAGAGAAGTGGTTATCATAGAGGAAGTCATACTGAATATGCTCACTCATTGACTCCCAATCTTCAGGAGTAATTACATTCTTCAGGAGTAATTGGGTCTTCAGCATGTCATTAAACATGTTGGAGAATCTTTTTCTTAAACGACCAACAAACTTAGTAAACTTCAGTTCGTCTCTTAAGATCTCAGAAGATCTCCCCAAGTTAAACCCACCTTCTCCATCCATTCGTGATGGTGGAACGTTAAGCGAACGGTAGAGTTTCTTTTTAAAATATTCAATATCAGTGATTTCACCCAAGTTTTGTCCGCCAGGGAGAGTGGTGATTTCGGTTCCTCTTCCACCCTCACGCCTGGGAAGCCAGAAGTCCTCAAGCATTGACATGTACTTTTTGTCATCACGAATCTCTCCAGTGTTTGCATCATATACAAGTTTGTTGCGATAACGCATCATAACGTCACGCAGATATTGTTCTGCCTTTTGCTTAGGAAGATTGCCAACATCAATGTAGAAAATTCTACGTTCTGGTGCTCTTGAAAGTCTATATATGACAAGAGAGTCCTCAATCATACGAAGTTGATTGAGTGCTTTAATTGCTTTGTGGAGATATGAAAGAGTTGATCCCTTATTTCTATCCACTAATCCAGATGTACAATAAGAAATTGCATCTCTTGCAATTTTAATTCCTTGACTTGCACTGGATTGCATGGGGTTTCCGCCATATCCAGTCTTAGGATTATAGATAAAATATTCTTCAATTTCTGGGAAATCATAATCCATAGGATTTTGATCTCTATTATTAACCAATAAATTATTTCTACCGTCGTTTGGTTTTTTCTTTTGTTGACGAATATAACGCATTTTCATTGCATCAATATATCTCAACTCCTGAATACCTTCTTCAGGTTTCTTCAAATCAATGATTTTATGATAATAGATTCTTCCGTCAATATACCAATTTCTATAAATTTCATGTGCCTTCTTATCAAAATCAAGAAGGTCAAGAATATATTTAAACTCCTTACGAATTATATTTTTAATACCATCACTAGCATTAAGATTTGAAAGTTCAATCTCTACAGGACTGTCATTACTATCAGATACAATTGCTTCATTTACAATATCTTCAATTGCACTATCTGCCTCAGGATGAAGCGACATTTCACGATATCGTTTTATTAAATCAAACTCATTTTTAAAAACACCTTCAATATCAACATGAGTACCAAAAAAACCACTACTCGCATAGTGGTCATTCCCGTCCTCATTGTTGGGAGGAACGGGACTGACTGCACTAGGAGATAGTGGTTCTGTGTCCTCAATAGAGAACCCAAATAATTTGGATGCCATTATTACAAGTTAACTTTAGTCTGATCTATTTATAGATCAATCAGCAGTGCCATCTGGGGACCAATACTGGACTTGGAATTCTACAGTGAATTCTTCGATAGTATCAGCTGTGTCATATGACAAATCAATAGCAGCAATGTTCGTTGGAAAAAGTCCATAGAACCTATACTTCTTAGCGGTCTCAAGACCATCACCAGATACTGCAGCAGTATCAGATTGAGCTCTTCTGAATTGTTTAACAACAGCATCAACTTGATAATCTGCTGGATTGAGCAGACCAGATCCATCAGCATATTGTGCAATCTGTTGCATCCATCCTTCCATAGAAGTACGGATAGTAAAGTCATTATCATTAATGACTGTAACAGTCCAAGTATCAAAGGTTCTGTCTCCAGCAACTTTGAAAATTCTACCTCTAAAAGGAACGTCAATCGATGCTACGTTTGACGCAGGCAGTTGTGCTGCCTTACATAGAATAGAAAAATTATCTGAACTATACCCGTTGTCACCAGATCCAGGGAAAGACGTTAAGTCTACCTGGAATAGATTGGGGCGGGCACCGCCCCCAATCAGAGTTGATTTGATTTTTTCGATAGAGTGTGGCATTTTTTAATCCTCCTTTTGTTATTTAGATAATGCTATCAAACTCTGCCAACTACTTCTTCAAAACTAACACCAGTACGGGTAGCAACGAAGGTAAGTGTTACATAGTTAATTGACTTAGCAGGCTTCAGGAAGATGTCTGCTCTAAACTCATTATTATCAATGATATCGGGAGTGTTATTTGTGCTGTCACAAACAACCATAAATCCAAAAAGTCCTCTCTTTGCTTGGATGTCACGAAGATAAGGTTCTACGATATTTTTAAAGTTTGCTCTTGTTAACTCATCGTTCAGTTCGAAGAGTTGAGCTTGTGCTGCTTTCTCTAATGCTTGTTCGATTGTAAGGAACAAACGACGAACATTGATTCTGTCAAACGCAGAAGCATATCCGAGTGCAGTTTTATCGCCAAAGAGAAGTGTTCCAACACCAGGTGTAGTAACGAAAGAGTTAACTCTTGCGGGATACAAACGATCTCTTTGTGCTTTGTTGGGATTATATGCCAGTTTAACGGCATTGTTAATAACACCACGTTGTTGTCCAGCAGGTGAGAACCAGGGATAAGCAACAATTGATGTGCGAGTCATGAGACCAGCAATATCAGCATTTGTTGGGATGTAACGGAACTCGTTGTTAAATCTATCATATTGATACTTATATCCACTATCAAACGTCGCGTAAGACGAAGAAGCAAGTGAACTGAAGTATTTGATTAGATTTTCTGTCTGGGTGTTGGTATTAGTAATATTAACTAAATTTCCTCTGTGAGGACCAACTGTTGCCATACAATCTTTTCTATCTTCAGCAACGGAGATCAGATAGTTTGCTTTTGCTTGTGATTCTTCCTCAGTTGCACAACCTGGACCCATGATTAGGTAGTCAACTTCAATTTCATCTTTATTATCAAAGAGTCCATACGAAGTGATGAGGTTTGAAAGTTCTGCTTTCATCCCACCAGTTGCGGAATAGTCAACACCACCACCAAAGGTATATGTAACGTTTCCAATTCCAGCAAATGTTACATCTTGAGCATCTTGTCCCCAGAGTCCGTCTGCAGTTGTGACTTGAACAAAATTAGTGGAGAATCCAGTTGCTCTAGGCATTGTTTTAAACTCAGCATCAAATTGCTGAGAAGGATTGTAACCAGCATATATGTTAGTAGAGAAGTCTGCAAGATAATCTTTGTAGAAGATTCTCTGTGGAGCATTTACATTAGAGATCGCATCTCCTGCCTTGGACAGGTTAATGTGCTTCTCAAGAATGTTGCCCTTAATTCCAGTAACAGATCCTGCGTCATCTACAACAACAACGTGAATTCCATCGTTCTTACCGTTTCTGTCGGTTGTATAAACGTTGGAAACTGGTCTTGGTGCAATAGCTTTCCAGAAAGTTGTTGCGTTTGTAAGACCCAGAGTTTGTTGCTCATACCAATCAACTGCAGTTGTTGGAGTGTAAGTTGCAGGCAAACTTCCTGTGCTATTAATACCAGCATTATTAACAAAGTGAATTACTTTGCCTGTTCCAAATGCTCTTGTGGTAGAAGCTTCTTGATAAGTAACTGCAGTTTCTGTTGAACCACCACCAACTGTTTCTACACGAGAAACAATCTTAAGATCAATCGTACTTGCATTACCTGTAGTGTCTGTATTCAGACCAACAATTATGCCCTTCAAGAATCCAGTGAATCCGGAGGTGGTTCCAGTTCCAGGAATTACTGCATTATCTAGTGATGCTGTTACACCGAATCCGATAGTTGCACCGGCAATAGCAAGACCAGTTGTTGCAATACCAACTCTTTGATCAGCAAAGTCGTCAATTGTGCAAATTTTCAGTCCATTGCCCCAAGTTCCAGGGTTCTTTGCAGCATAAGTAAAATTGGTCGCTCCAGTATAGAAACCAATATAATCATCGTAGTTCTTTATTTTAAGGCTGGTAGTTGATCCTATACCAACACCTGCATTAGCATTGTTAAGGTTAGTATCATCTGTTCTTACTACCTTAAGGACTCCTCCATAAGAAAGATATGAAGATGCACTCATCCAGTATTCATACTGTGAGTCCGTTGACATAGGCTTACCAAAAGTATTGATAAGATTTTGTTCTGTAGAAATGTCAATTGGTTCGTCAATTGGTCCAATTTTGAAAGGTCCAGCAATTGCACCAATGTTGTCTAAGACATTATCAGCTCTTCCTACTGTTAGGTCAACCTCCCTGGATAGTACTCCAGGAGATAATTGAGGAGTCGCCATGTTTTGATTCTCCGTGATCTCAGTTTAGAAATATTTATTAAAAAAATACTTTTCATAGGGGAAACATGACGTGAATTACCAATCTGGATATTCACAATTACTAACTTTAGGTTTTTTTGTTTTCATTATTCTTTTTATAGTACAATCTTTACACTCATACGAATATGATGAGGCGACCGGCCCTCTATCTTTTCTAGTTCTATAAAAACTCTCCACAAGATTTTTTAGTTGTCCACAGGATCTACATTTTCTATCTTGTAGTAAAAGGTGACCAAGTTTTATTTGACCATCTAAATCCATTAACGATAGTCCCACATGTAAGACATGTCGCCATATTCACCAACCGAAGCATTAGACCAACGATCCCCTTGAGCATCAACAAAACTATCTTCAGCTAATCCATCATTCAAAAATCCAAATGGTGCCATGTCCTGTTCAATTTGATTTTTTTGTTCCTCATATAATCTTTTCCTAACATCCTGATCTGTTAGTTCTTTAAAATAGTCCATCTGGACTAACCATGCATATATGACAAGACACATTGCCAGGTCATCATTACAACCTTCTTCTGCTTCAAATGAATTATGCTTTGAGATAAATGTTGTCAACTCAGAAATAATCTCATAGTCATTGAAGATAAGTTTATCTTCCTCAATCATAGTTTTTAGATTAAGTGATCCAACCTTCTTGACAGTCTTGGACATCTTAACTCCCAATTGAGTTTTCTTACCAGAAAATCCCTGCCCCACAACTTGACCTGCTCTACCTCTCATAGAGCACATTAAAAGGTTTTGATATTCAAGATCATATTGTAAAATACTTGCAACCTGATCACCAATATCATTGACTTCACATAAAACATATGCACTATTGTAATTTCTTGCTAACTCATAAATGATATTTGGGAATAACATTGGTTTTATATCATTATTCCTATACTTACAAACAATTTTGTGAGGAAATTCTGTGATATCAACAACAACAAAAGCAGAATAGTCTTCTCCAACTCCTCTTGCAACGTCAACTGTCATCACATAATCGTGATTTTCTGCTGGATTTTCATATACATCCAATCCCGCATTTCTTTGTATTGGATTGTCATAGATTAAAGTTCTTAATTTGCTTGGAGTAATCAGAGTATTGACCGATCCTAGAAACTCACATTCAAATTCAACTTTGAATTGTGCTTCTGAAGTATTAGCAATTGTTGTCTCTTTCCATTTAGAGTCTCTACCTGGAACTTCAGACCAGTGAACATCTGTAGGAATATATTCACTCTTACCTTTCTCTGCATCATGCCACAGACGGTAGAAATGATTCATACCATGCGGTGTAGATACAATAATTACCTTGGTGTTTTTACCAGAAGTAATAGTAGGATAAACAGATGCAAAGAACGAGTCTGCAACATGGTTTGGAACGAATGCAAATTCGTCGAGGAAAAGGATATTGAACGACATGCCTCGGACAGCACTTGCAGACGTAGAAGCTGCCAATATCTTACTGCCATTTTCTAACTCCAGAGATCCTTTGTTCCATGCAATAATACCCTGCTGCATCCATTTGGGTAAGTTTTCATATGCAGTTTGTAACCTACCAAGAAGTTCCCTTGCCGTTGCTGCTTTGTTTGCCAAAATGCCAATGTTGACACTATCGTTAAATACAGCATAATGTAAAAGATATGATACCACAGTAGTAGACTTACCAGTCTGTCGTGGCATCTTACAGATATTAAATCTGTTATTGTGAAAGTTATTGATTAACTTCTCTTGAAAATGATATGGATGAAACTGAGTTAGACCCTCATCGAGAGAAACAATTTTAATGTACTTGTTTGCAAAATAAACAGGATCTTCTTTGCATTTCATAAACTCAAGAATTTCTTCTTGACTAAATTCAATAGCAGTATTTGCTTTTTTTAAGTTAGGATTACCAAGATATACTTCACTCATATACTAACCTCAACAATTCCAAGCTCTTAATGATTTGTTAATTCTGCTATCTGGATCTCTTGCGGTTTTAGAAGAAGTTAACTTCTTTTTCATTCCTTTCATTCTAGCGCAGAATGATGCTCTACGGGGATTTCCAACCTTCTTGCTTGGTGCCTTAAGGTCAGATCCTGGATTTTCCTTTTCATAAGACTTTCGTCCTTTTTCGTTGAGTCCACCTTCTTTGTTTTTTCCTGATTTTTTTGTCCATGCTGCACTTTCTGCATGGAGAACCGGTTGCCCTGGTTCATAGTCCGAAACCTTGTAAGTTAATAGTTTCGCGCCGGGATAAATTTTTTCAATCTGATCTTGAACATCAGATTTTTTAGGTACTGAAGTTTGTGGGAAAAATATCTTCAACATAATAGTTGAACTTCTAAACCTGAAAACAGAACTTATAATATTACCAGTTTTTGCTGGAATTCTTACTGCCTCATCTACTTTCTCTAATGTTGGACATTCTTTAGCACCATGTACGGGACACTCCTCCCCTTTATGGTTGTGCATACATCCTTTCTTTTCATCTAAAGGAGTTCTTGATACTAGATTGAGTTCTTCTTCTTCTTTCTTCACGCAGTTTGGATATCTCTTTCCAAACATAGTCTTCATACCTTTTTTGGTATACCCTTTCCAACACTTTTCGCCAAGCATTTCACTACCAAGACCTTTAGTTGCCTCCAGTGGTTCTGGTTTAACTAAATCTATAGATTCATACTCGGTTGGAGTAAAAGTATCTCTCCAATTTATAAATTCTTCTTTTTTAGTTTTATTGCCCCAATTGGCAGCACCTTTTTTACGACACTTGACTAGTGCTCCCGACGCATATGCACTTGGCCAAACAGAGTAACGTGATTTTACTTTATGGTAGCAAGCATCTTTTTCTCCTGCTGCTTCCTCAATATCAATTTCGTCACCTACTTCAACATTATTTTCTGCAAACCATCCACGGTTTACTTCTAATGCACACAAAACATCTCCATTAGAGGCAACTGAACTTTCATCAAATGGTTCTAATTTTTTAATACTTTCAATAATACCTTCTTCTGTAATAAAAGCAATGTCTAAAGGAATTTTTGTCTCTCTCATATGGAAAGACTGTTCTGCAACTTCATCAAAAATGAACAGCATTCCACTATTAATATTCAAACTCTCACGGAACATCAACCCAAGATTGAAATCTCTAATCTCTGTAGGAACTTCAATTTCAAGAGGTAAGGTTGTAAATTCTTCATTGGTCACATAATCTGCTGCAGTATCAATATAGTCTGCTGCTTTTGTGATTTTGGATTGAACCCATGCTTTGAGTTCACCTTCTCCTTTCTTGCCCATCTTTTTCTCTAATCTTGATGCAGCATTTTTAATAGTTTTTATTTCAGAACGTGCCATGGAAAACTCATGGTCTTTTTTAGTTTCTTCAGTCTTCACGTTAATTGCCTTCCCTGATCTATTTGGATTTGGATCTTTTGCATTTTTTCTACGAAACGCTGCTTGCTCCTCATCTTTGGAAAGATTACGTTTCATTTTACTGGAACCACATTTTGGTTTTGTTGTTTGCCCTGGTTGCTTGGCACAAGGTTTTCCAGCGTATTTCCCACCCAGTTGAACCCAACCAGGCTTGCCATCACTAGACTTACTCTTGCCAAACCAGTCACGCAGAGAAGAATCACCACTTTTCGATTCAC